CTATACCACCGATATCACCGGGCCCTATCACAAGAACCGGGTGATCCGGCTGCTGAACACCATCGCCAACGACATCTATCAGCAGTTCTCCGATGGCTACATCGGCGTGGTCAACAACAACGAGCAGGGCCGCATGATGTTCAAGAGCGCCATCGTGGGGTATCTGCTGGACATCCAGGCCAATAACGGCATTCAGAACTTTGAGGCCGAGGACGTGACCGTAGAGCCCGGCGAGGCCATTGACGCCATCGTGGTCAACCTGGCGATCCAGCCGGTGGACAGCGTGGAGAAGATCTACGTCACCATCACCGTGAATTGAGGGAGGTGTGAATATGGCTTATCTGCTGGCAAAAGACACCGTCACCGGCGCGGAGGGCTCCGTGGTGGTTACCAAAGAGGGCCGGAACTATGTGGTGGCCGGTATGCGGAATATCACCACTAATGCGGAAATCCAGAGCAGCGATATGCGGGTCATCGGCACCCGCACCATCCAGGACAAGCCCAACGGGGCCAAGCTGACGGGTACCGGCAACATCTATTACGGCACCAACCTGTGGACGGACATGGTGCTCCAGTACATCCAGACCGGCGTCATGCCGGAGTTTGATATTCAGATTACCAACTCCGATTCCGCTTCGGCGACACTGGGCTCCCAGGTTATGGCCTATTACGGATGCCACCTGACCGGCACCGTGCCCCTCTCCGTTCTGAACAGTGAGGAGACCATGCTGAACTATGATTTCAACTTCGCCTACACCCGCGTGGCACGGCTCCAGGCGTTCAACGATCCGGCCCAACTGGGTAATTAAGGAGGAACCGATATGAGTAAGCTTTCCGCATTTCTGCATCCCGTCACTACCTCGGAGGAGAAGGAGGTTGTCATCTCCAACCGCTTCCAGGACGAAAGTGGCCAGCCCGTGCCCTTCAAGATCCGGGCGCTGACCCAGGAGGAGAACGACGCCATCACCCGGCAGGCCACCCGCCGCCGGAAGGAGGGCGGACAGACAATCGAGCAGTTGGACAGTGTGGATTTCACCCGCCGCATGGTGGTGGCCGCCACGGTGGAACCCGACTTTTCCAGCAAGGAGCTGTGCGACGGGTGCGGCGTCCTGGACCCGCTGCTGGTGCCCGGTAAATTGCTGCTGTCCGGCGAGTATGCCCGGCTGGTCAAGGAGATTACGAAGCTGTCCGGCTTTGCGGAGCAGGAGGATGAGGTAAAAAACTGATGGACGGGGCCGGCTGGGACACGGAGATGCTGGTGTCATATTACTGCTTCGTGAACCTCGGCTGGGCCCCGTCCCGGTATGACGCCCTCCCGTCCAGGGAGAAACAGCTGGTGACCGAGTTCGCCCTGAAAAGCATGAGAGACCAGAAGGAAGCCCAAGACCGGGCGAATTAGAGGTGAGAGCATGGCCGCAATTCGAGAAACCCTGATTCTGGAGGATAAATTCACGTCCACCATGACCCAGTGCTTACAGGTAGCGCAGAGGATGGCAAATATGCTGGACGATGTGCGGGCTTCCACGATGAATGTGGAAACCGCCGCTGCGGCCACAGCCGTACAGATGCAAGAACTTGCGGGGAAGATGACGCAGACCAACAGCCGGGGGACATCCCTGCTTGGTACGATCCGCAACCTCGCAGGCACCTTCTTGGGTATGCAGTCCGTCCGCTGGCTGGTAAACACCTCCGACCAGCTCACCAGCATCAACGCCCGGTTGCGGCTCATGACCGGCAGCGCCGAGGCGGCGGCCGCAGCCCAGGAGGAGATTTATCAGGCGGCCATGCGCAGCCGTGGAGCCTACGCCGATATGGCGGACTTTGTTTCCCAGCTCGGCACGGTAGCCGGGAACTCATTTACAGGAACGGACGAGCTGGTGGCTTTCGCCGAGCAGATTCAAAAGCAGATGGCTATCTCCGGGGCCTCCGGTGCGTCTGCCCAGGCCGCGCTGGTGCAGCTTACCCAGGGCCTGGCCTCCGGCACCCTGCGGGGCGAGGAGCTCAATTCGGTGCTGGAGCAGACCCCCATGATTGCCCAGACCATCGCGGAGTATATGGGCGTCACCATTGGGGAGATGCGGGAGCTGGCCAGCGAGGGAAAGGTCACCGCGGAGGTGGTCAAGAACGCCATGCTTGGGGCGGCGGAGGAGACCAACGCCCAGTTTGAGCAGATGCCCATGACCTGGGCGCAGGTGTGGACGATGTTCCAGAACGTCGCCATTCAGGCCCTTGACCCGGTGCTGGATGCAATCTCCTGGCTGGCAAATAATATCGACCTAGTGGGCCCCATTGTCCTGGGCCTGGGTGCAGCGTTCGGCGTGTTCCTTCTGGCAGCCAACTGGACCAACATTTGCACGGCGGCGACTACGGTCTTGACAACCGCACAGAAGATGCTTAGGGAGGTCATGGCGACCACCTGGGGGCTGCCGCTTATCATCATTGCGCTGGTGATCGGGGCCATTTACGCAGTGACGGCGGCGGTGAATCACTTCGCCGGGACCAGTGTGTCGGCCACTGGAATTATTGCCGGAGCAGTGCTCACAGTAGCCGCGATTATTGGAAATACAGTCATCGGATTGCTCAATGGAATCATTCAGGCTGTATGGTCTATCTTTGTGACGCCTTTTCTTGGAATCATCGAATGGGTCCTGAATGTTACGAACGGCGGGTTTGATTCGTTCGGCGGGGCAGTCGCCAATTTAATCGGAAATATTATCTCCTGGTTTCTAGATTTGGGCAAAGTTGTGACGAAGATTATTGACGCCATCTTCGGAACAAATTGGACCGCCGGCCTCACTTCGCTGCAAGACTCCGTCCTCAAGTGGGGCAAAAACGAAAACGCTATTACATTGGACAGGAATGCACCGACGATTGATTACCGGTTCAACTATGGAGATGCCTGGAACACGGGCTATAACTGGGGAGCCAATCTGTTCAGCGGAAATGGGAACGACGCCGTTGGCGCGGCTCTTTCCGGCGTGCCCTACGACGAGCTCTCCGGCCAGTTGGGTGATATCGCCGGGAGCGTAGGGAGCATCGAGAAGTCGGTCAAGATGAGCGACGAGGACATCAAATCCCTGGTGGACGTGGCGGAGCGGCGGTACGTGAACAACGTCAACCTGACGGCGCAGACTCCGGTGATCACGGTCAATGGGGCCAACACCGGGCGGACCGCCGCCGACCGCCAGAGCCTCGCCAATGCCATCCGGGACATTCTGATCGAGCAGACCGCCTCCGGCTCCACGCGCAGCACGGCGCGGCCCGCAAGCGGATAAGAAAAGAGGAGGCCGGTATGTCCGTCAATAACTTCGGATTGTTTTTCACGCGGGTCATCCGCCTGCCGGTGAACCCGGAAAAGTTGCCCGTGGCCCGGGACAACGACAACAGCGAATACAACGTGCTGGGCATCGGCCCCATCATGATCCCCCGCATACCCAAGCTGCGGGAGGTGACCATTTCCTCCTTTTTCCCCGGTCGGGAGTTCTCTGGAATCAATCAATGGGGCACCTTCCACCCTCCTGAATATTACATCCAGTTCTTTGAGAGCGCCATGAACGACAAGGCGCCCATCATCTACACCCCCGTGCGGTACTATGAGAACGGGGAGCCATTCATGACTGGCGACACCGGCTTTGAAGTGCTGGTCACCCAGTTCAACACCGAGGAGCGCGGAGGGGAGACCGGCGATTTTTACTACGATCTGACTCTGACTGAGTATCGGGATTATACCCCGCAGTCTCTTTCTGCACAGAGCGGCCGGCAGCCCGCCGGGATGCCGGTGGAAGTCACAGCGGAACCCTCCCGCACAATCCCGCAAGGACAGCTTTATGCCGGTGCGGCGTGCATTGCCAACGGCTCCTATTTTTACACCAGCTACGGGGATGAGCCCCACGGCACGGCCTCCGGACGGAGGGTATTGGTGTCACGGATTGTAGACGCCACCCGCCCCGCCAGCGTCCACATCACAGACGAAGCCGGGAATCCCCTGGGCTGGATAGACAAAAACGCACTCCAGGTGGTGAACGATACGTGAAGACAGAGCTGATTATTGCCAACAAGTCCGGCGGGAAGATGTGGGAGATATCCAACTCCGTGCCGGAGGTTACCTGGAGCACGGAACGCACCGGTTCGCCGGGCACACTGAAATTCAATGTGCTGAAAGCCGGGGATCTGAGCTTCGCCGAGGGCGATATCGTCCGGTTCTCGGCGGACGGCCAGCTCCAGTTCTACGGCTGGGTATTCACCAAGAGCAAGGACCGCTGGGGGGAGATTCAGGTCACATGCTACGACCGCATCCGCTATCTGAAGGCCAACGCATCCTATAACTTTGAGGCGCAGACCGCCGGGGATATGCTCCGGCAGATCGCCGCCGACCTCCAGATTGACGTGGGGCAGGTAGCGGATACAGGGTACGCTATCCCGGACTTCTATAAGGAGGACGAGAGCTGCCTGGATATCCTGGGGGAGGCCATCCAACAGACCCTGCTCAACACCGGGAACATCTATGTACTGTTCGATGATGGAAACGGACTGGCCCTCCGGCAGCCCCGGGATATGGTCTCCAACGTGGTCATCGGCGACATGTCCCTGCTGACCGACTACACCTACAAGACCGACATCGACGAGCAGACCTACAACCACGTCAAACTGGCCCGGCCCAACGAGGAGACCGGCAGGGCGGATGTGTTCGTAGCTGAGGACAGCGCCACAATTGGACAGTGGGGCATGCTCCAGCTCT